GAAGTTCATCAAAAACAACGCCGGCGTCCTGACCGAGGAGGCCGCCCTCACCACCAGCGCCGGGGCGGGTGACGCCGACCGCGTGCCGGCGCTCAATGCCTCCGGCATCCTGGATGACACCATCCTCAATGCCTCGGCCAGCAGCAGCGCCAACGCCGTGGTCAAGCAGACCGCCGCCGGCATCATCGCCCCGGCGGTGCTCAACGCCACCGTCAGCTCGGCCGGGGCGGGGGATGCCGCCAAGATCGTCCAGCTCGACGGCACGGGCAAAATCGACAGCACCGTGTTGCCAGTCGGGGTGGGCCCGGACGTGGCCACCATCGCCGCCAGTGAGAATCTGGCCGCCGGCGACTTCGTCAACATCCACAACTCCTCCGGCGCCAAGGCCCGCAAGGCCGACGCCACCACCGCCGGCAAGGAGGCCCATGGTTTCGTGCTGAGCGCCGTCACCAGCGGCAACAACGCCACGGTGTATTTCGAGGGGACCAACACCGGGGTCACGGCGGCGACGCCCGGCCCGGTCTACCTCGCCACCACGGCGGGCGGCTTTACCGCCACCGCGCCGTCGGGCTCCGGCAACGTGGTGCAGCGCCTGGGGGTGGCGATCAGCGCGACCGCCATCAACTTTGAGCCCCACCCCCCCGTCGTGCTGGCGTAACGGGGGCCGGGCATGGCCGAGCGGCGCCCTCTCGTCCTGGTCAGTGGGGTCACCCAGGAGCTACCCAGCGGTGACACGGTCGCCGGCTGTCAGCCCAGCGATAGCGACCTGACCGCCATGGCGGGTCTGTCCACCACCGGCCTGATTGAGCGCACCGGGTCGGGCACGGCGGGGATTGTCACCGTCACCACGGCGGGGAAGGCGATCTTGGATGACGCTGACGCCGCCGCGCAGCGCACGACGTTAGGCGTCGGCACGGGCGACAGTCCGCAGTTCGCCGGGATCAATCTCGGCCACGCCACGGATACCACCCTGGCGCGCAGTGCCGCCGGTAAGGTGAGCATCGAAGGGGTGGAGATCACTACCTCCTCCAACACCCAAACCCTGACCAACAAGACCCTGACCGACCCGGCCATCGTCGGCACCATCGCCGAGGACGTCTACACCATCACCGACGGCGCCGCCTTTGAGATCGACCCGGGCAACGGCTCAATTCAACTGATCACCTTGGGCGCCGGCCGCACCCCCAAGGGGACCAACTTCGCGGCGGGCGAGAGCGTGACGCTGATGGTGCTCGATGGCTCGGCTTATGCCTTGACCTGGACGGATACCACCTTCGGGACCTCCGGCGTGGTCTGGGTGGGTGGCTCCGCGCCGACCCTGGATACCACCAAGTACACCGTGATCGTGCTGTGGAAAGTGGGCTCGCAGGTCTATGGCGCCTTGGTGGGGGCGGCCTGATGAACTACATCCGCCACCCCGCCACCCCGGCCGCGCGCTACCCCTACTCGTATGCCCAACTCCGGGCGGACCACCCCAATGTCTCCTTTCCCGCCACTCCGTCCCTGGCACTGCTGGCGGAATATGCGGTGTACCCCCTGGTCGATACCCCCCCGCCGGCGCACGATCCCTCCCTCCAGATGGTCACGGAAGCCGCGCCCCAGTGCGTGGAGGGGGCGTGGACGCGGCAGTGGAACGTGCGCGACCTGACCGCCGAGGAGCGGCACGCGCGCGTGCCGCGGTCGGTATCCCGACTGCAAGGGATGCTGGCTATCGCCGAGGCCGGTCTGGCCGCGCCCTTTCTCGCCTGGAAGGCCGCGCTGGACCCGGTGGCGGATTTCGCCGCCCTCGCGTTTCTGGACGGCGCCCAGACCTGGGAGTATGACAACGAGCTGCTCAACGCCGCGCTGGTGGCGCTGGGCGTCGAGGCGCACAAGGACGCGCTGTTCACCCTGGCGGCGACGTTATGACCGCCCACCGCCCCGCTGACGCGATGAGCCCCTGTAAGCCCCGCCACGGCTTTGGCCCCCCGACCCGCTACCCTGATACCACCCCGGGGGCGTCAGACGTTTTTGAAGTAGGCACAGCTAAAATTAAAGGGGGTTTGACCCATGCCGCGTGATCCTGCCGCCCTGGGCCGCCTGCCGGCCGCCGAACGGCGCCTGCTGACCAACGAGATCGCGACCCGCGCCCGCACCTGGGACGGCTGGTCGCTGGCCGGCTGCCTCCCCAACCCCGACCCCATCCTCAAGGCGCTGGGCAAGGACATCACCACCTATCGCGACATGCGCGCCGATGCCCACATCGGCGGCTGCATCCGCCGGCGCAAGACGGCGGTCCGGGCGCTGGAGACACTATTAGAAGAGGACGGCGCCCCGGCGCGGGTGCGCAAGAGCGTCGAGGCCATCCTCGCCGACCTGTGGGCCAGCCCCGACCCCGACGCGCCCGGCGCCGAGCCTGGCCTGCCGGCCCTGATCGCCGCCGCCCTCGATGGCGCCCTTTACGGCTACCAGCCGCTGGAGGTGCAGTGGGCCCGGGTCGGCGCCCTGCTGGTGCCGCAGGCGGTGCAGGCCAAGCCGCCGGAGTGGTTTGCCTTTGACCCGGACAACCGCCTGCGCTTCAAGGCGCGGGAGGCCGGGGTCGACGGCGAGCGCCTGCCGCCGCGCAAGTTCCTCCTCGCCCGCCAGGAGCCGAGTTACGCCAACCCCTACGGCGTGGCCGACCTGACCCTGTGCTACTGGCCCTGGCAGTTCCGCCGCGCCGCCAAGTTCTGGGTCGCCTGGCTGGAGCGCTACGGCGGCGACTTCCTCATCGGCAAGCTGCCGCGCGCCAACCCCGCCGCCGACTACGCCGACCTGGCCCGCCAACTGGAGGCCATGATCCAGGACAGCGTCGCCGCCATCCCCGACGATGGCAGCGTCGAGGTCCTGGCCAGCGCCAGCAAGGCGGGCAGCACCGACGCCCACGAACGCTTCCTGCTCTACTGGCGCGGCGAGATCAGCATCGCCCTGCTCGGCACCAACCAGGGCACCGAGCAGACCGGCACCCTCGCCGCCGCCACGGCCGCCCTCGATGTCGCCAACGACATCCGCGATGGCGACGCGCGCATGGTCGAGTCCGTGGTCAACCAGTTGATCCGCTGGACCGTCGCCGCCAACTGGCCCGGCCAGGCGGCCCCGCGCTGGAGCCTGCGCGAGCAGGAAGAGATCGACACCGACCGCCCCACCCGCGACAAGCTGCTGGTGGAGTGCGGGGTGCGCTTCGCCCGCGACTACTGGCTCAAGACCTACGACCTGGAGGAGGACGACCTGGCACCCGAGCCCGACCCGGCGGCACCGGCCCCAGTGCCCCCGGACGCGGCCACGGCGCCGGACGGCACGCCGGTTGCCCAGGCGGACGCGGACGAAGCCACGGCAGAAGCCACGGACGAAGCCACGGCAGAAGCCACGGCAGAAGCCACGGGCAAAGGCGCCCCGCCCGCCGCGGGCCGCTCCCCGGCCAACCTGGCCGCCCCGGGCCGGACGGTCGACGGCCAGGACCTGCTCGACGCCGAGCTGGCGCGTGACGCCGGCCCGGAACAGCAGGCCGCCCTGGAGCGCCTGCTCGCCCCCATCCTCACCGCCCTGGCCGACGGCCTGACGCCGGAGGAGATCCTGGCGCGCATGGACGACTGGTATGGCGCCCTGGATGACACCCTGCTGATGGATCTCCTCACCCGCGGCATCGCCGCCGCCGACGCCATCGGCCGCCTGGAGGTGGCGGCGGAGACGCCATGACCCCCGCCCTGGCCGCCCTGTTCAAGCTGCGCCCCGACCGCGCCGCGGATTACCTGCTGGCCAAGGGCCTCCAGCTCACCGGCTCCTACTGGGAGCTGGACGGGCCGGCGCACCGCCGCGTCTTCACCGTCGCCCACCTGGCCAAGCTCGACGTGCTGGCCGACATCAAGACCGCCGTGCAGCAGGCCATCGACACGGGCCAGACGGAAAAATGGTTTAAGGACCAATTGGTCGCGGTCCTCCAGCGCAAGGGCTGGTGGGGCAAGGCCGTCACGGTCGACTCCGACACCCTGGAGGCCCGCGTCATCCAGCAGGGCAGCCTGCGCCGCCTGCAGACCATCTACCGCACCAACCTGCAAAGCGCCTACATGGCCGGCCGCCATCGCCAGGCCCTAGAGCAGGCCGACCGC